GTAGCGAGTATTCGCTTCTTGGATCTGTTAAATAGTGGTGACCAAAGTATCCTGTTGTATAATCGTCTGTTTCTCTCCAGAAACGTAATTTAGCCCACGGACTTTCACTAACTCCTTCTTTAGGTCTAACTGTAGTACGGCGTTGGCCAGCTCCAAATATACTTGTATTTTCTGGAACTCGAATAGGAAGATGCTCTTCGTAAATACCAGGAGCAATATGCACTAATATCTGTTTAATTTTTATTCGTTGTTCTACGTTAACAAAGTTTTCATCTTGAGGGTTTGCCTTGATGATATCTTCAGCAGTTCGCATTGCCATGTTAACTGTTCTAAATGCTGTACCCCAGCTTCGGCCGCGTTGAACGCCGTAACGTCTATCATCATGACCGTCAAGGCTAACAAATAGTTCTGCAACATCGCCGTTGATTACTGTTTTATTAAGGAAAAACCATTCGTTGCCATCAGCATACTCTACAACTTTATCATTAGTATTGTATCGTAAACTGCCTGCTACTGGATTAGGTCTATCTTTTTTGTCACCACCAGGCAATCTTAGACTTTTTGCTTCGCCTGTATCATCAATAATAACAGCAAGATTTCCTCCCGCTAATAAGTTATTATCATTGTCAACTACTAATGTTTCATTAAATACATTCTTGCCACCGTAAGTTTCTCCGTCGCCAACAAATACTTGTTTGAGTTCAGTGTCATATATAATTTCACCTTTTAGAGGAACAAAGGTTAGTCGTTCTTCTGTAGTTCCCCTACGTAGAATAATACTGCCAAGATCAGCCATTTATCATGCTCCTATGATTAAGCCGCTTGGGCCATAATAAGGATCAGGTACGTATGTAGCAGTTCCAACTTTAGGTAAATGTCCACAGTCATTTACAACTGTGTTTGGCACAGCAAAAGTGCCTCCGTCTAATGAATCATTAACTTTTTCATAAGTTAACTTTCCGCCATCAATTGAATTTCTTGTAAAGATATTGTTTTCGTCAAACGGTGCACCGCGTGTTATTGCCATAAAATACATTCCTTATATGAATGTATTTATCGTGTTGTTTAGACTAAGGCAATTCCGCTAGTCTGTGCAGTATATTGTTTACCAATTTCTGCTTCAGTCTTTGCAACACAACTTACTGACTGTGCTTGCAATACAAACTTACCGTCTGGTGATACGCTAAACATGAAAGGTGCTAGACCTAGGCCTTTTTCACCTGCAATCAGCACCATCGGCTTACGTACAGTGAAAGACTTAGCATCTTCTGCTTCTAGTCGTCCAATAATTTCTTCGCCTGAGCTTAATTTAAATGAGACGTTATCGCCTACTTTATATGGTACTTCAATTAACATTTATGTTCCTAATGAATGGCCTGTGCCATTGTAGCCTGTTTCTTCAATATAGGTGACTAACTGTTCGTAGCCACCTATTACTTGATCATTTATTTTAATTTGTGGGAATGTTCTTGCACCTGGAAACTGTTCAAACAATTCTTCACGAGTAAAATCTTTTTCAATCTGATAATAGTTGTATGAGAGATGTCTAATCTCACACAGTGCTTTAGCTTTTTCACAAAACGGACAAGCTGGCTTGCCGTAAATTTCTACACTCATAAACTAAATCCCTTCAATGATTCAGTAGTTACGTCTTGCTTAATACCACCGATGATATAGGACTCGACCTCTGTTTCCTGAGGAGCGACCTGCAAGCCCGAACTACTTAACCAATGCGCAGTCCACGGTAGAGGATTAGTATTAACTGGTTGATTAAAGATTGCCTGCAAACCAAGTGCTTTTAATCTACGGTTAGCAATATACTCTACATATTGGTTAAGCAGTGTAACATTCAATCCGATCATCGAACCGTCTTTGAACAAGTACTCTGCCCAGTCTTTTTCTTCTAGAACACATTCACGCCATAGGTCATATACTTCTGGCTCGCACTCTTTAGCAATAGCTGCCATCTCTGGATCATCTTTACCTTGTGCCCAAAGTTTTAATACATGTGTGCTTAGTGCAAGATGCTGTGCTTCATCACGAGCAATTAAGGAAATAATCTTTGCACTGCCTTCCATTAGCTTTAGTTCTCCAAAGCCAAATGTACATGCAAAACTAACGTAGAAACGCAAGCCTTCTAAAATATTAACAGTCATCATTGCCATGTACAACTTGCGTTTAACTTCACGCATGCTACCTTCGCCGCGGTGATTGTAAGCGTCGGCTGCTACTGAAAAAGCATCATAATGTTTAGTTACACTAGTTGCACGAGCAATAATCTTTTCGTCGTCTAGGATAGTATCAAACACTTCTGACGGGTCAGCATACACGTTCTTCATAATGTGTGTATAACTACGTGAGTGGATTGTTTCAAAGAAGTCCCAAGTAACAATACACCCTTCTAGTTCAGGAATTGAAACATGCGGCAAAAATGCCAAGCATGGACCGCGTCCTTGGACACTGTCTAGCAGTGTTTGATATTTAAGATTGGATGTGAAAATATGCTTCTGCTCAGGACGGAAGTTTTGAAAATCTGCACGATCTTTCTGCAAACTAACTTCTTCTGGTCGCCAAAAGTAACCTAACATAGTTTGATTTAACTTATCAAACACTGGGTGGCGAAACGTGTCGTAACGCTGGGTATTCATGTCCGACCCGAAGAACATGTTTTGTTTTGTGAAATCAACTTTTTCTTGGTTAAATACTGTCTTTGCCATTTTTTTCATCATCCTATCTGTGTATTACACTTAATAACAAGTATATGCTATTAAGTGTTAGTTGTCAATCTTTAAACTGCACAAGCGTCATATAGCGCAGGCATCGCATGATTCACTGTCTAGTTCCATTGCACCAAGTGCAAGTGTTGCTTCAGGCTTATCGTCGTCTAATTCACTTGGATCAGTTTTATAATCGTAAGTGTTTTGATAGTATGATGTCTTCCAGCCCAACTTGTATGTAGTTAACAAGTCTTGAATCATTTGACTCATTGGAACTTCATTGTTCTCATAATGAGTAGGGTTGTAACTCCAATTTCCACTAATAGCTTGATCAAAGAATTTTTGCATAACAGCAACAATATTAATATATCCTGTATTGTTAGGCATTTCCCACAACAATGTGTAGTGATTCTTTAGAGTTTGATACTGTGGAACAATCTGCTTAAGAGGCCCTTTCTTTGACTTCTTAACGGACAAATATCCTCTAGGTGGTTCAATTCCATTTGTTGCGTTCGACACAACGGAACTGCTCTCCGATGGCATCTGTGCGGACAATGTTGAGTGTCGTAGTCCGTACTGTAAGATATCGGCTCGTAAAGTTTCCCAATCATAATTTAACTTGTTCTCTATAATAGTATCAACATCTTTCTTATAGGTATCAATTGGAAGGATGCCGTCTGAATATTTAGTTCGATTGAAATACTCACATGCTCCGCGTTCTTGTGCAAGTTTGTTAGATGCTTTTAGCAAGTAGTATTGAAATGCTTCTGACAAGTCGTGTACTAATTTCCATGCTTCTTTGTCTGCATAACTTGCTTTGTTTTTAGCAAGATAGTGTGCCAGTCCAATGTAGCCGATACCTAAACTACGACGAGCCTTGGTTGACTTTTCAGCGGCTAGGATTGGGTAACGCTGGTAATCAATAATTTCTTCTAGCGCACGTACTGCTAGTTCGCATAGTTCTTCTAGTTCATCTAGTGAACGCAAAATACCTACATTAATGGCACTAAGGATACATAGTGCAATTTCACCTTCTGGGTCATCAATATGATTTAACGGCTTAGTGGGCAATGTGATCTCTTGACACAAGTTACTCATATACACTTTGTCTTTAAAACTGCTGTGTGTATTACAGTGATCTACGTTCATGATATAAATACGCCCTGTTTCTGCACGTTCTTTAATTAGTGCTGAGAACAGTTCCATTGCTGGCACACGTTTCTTTTTAATGCTTGTAGTACGTTCATACTTTTCGTATAGCTGTTGAAACTCCGCAGCAGGACCAAAATATGATTCGTATAGTCCTGGTACATCATGTGGGCTAAACAACGTAATGTCCCCGCCACTGAGCAGTCTTTGATACATAGTTAGGTTCAACTGTATGCTGTAGTCTAACTTGCGTACACGGTTATCTTCTGTACCCTTGTTGTTCTTTAGTACAAGGATGTCTTGAATCTCTTGATGCCACAACGGAAAATGTGTAGTAGCACTGCCGCCTCGCACACCATTCTGTGTACAGCAACGAACAGTTGATTCAAATTTCTTTAGGAATGGGACAATGCCTGTGTGTGCTACTTCGCCGCCGCGTATACGTGAATTTACTCCTCGGATGCGTCCTGCGTTGATGCCGATGCCCGCCCGTTGTGCGGTATAACGTCCAATAGCCATATCGCTGGCAAAGATACTGTCAAGAGTATCAGCACTGTCAACAAGCACACAACTTGCAAACTGACGTACAGGAGTGCGAACTCCTGCCATAACCGGTGTTGGAATATTCACTTTAAACAGTGAGGTTGCATCATAGTACCTACGTACATAGTGCATTCTAGTGTCTGCTGGATAATTTGCAAATAACGTTGCAGCAATCATCATGTACATGAATTGAGGAGTCTCAAATATTTCACCATTAGAACGATCCTGTACAAGATACTTGTCAACTACTTGACGCAGACCTGCATAGGTAAAGTTCTCATCACGCTTGTGACGAATGTAACTATCTAGTGTTGCAATTTCGTCTGCTGTATATTTTTCTAAAATCTCTTGATCATATACGCCGCGTTCAATATTGCGATCAATATTCTGCTGGAGTGTAATAGCATTGTATTCGCCAAACACCTGTTTGTTTATACTATAACTTAGCAACCGTGCTGCTGCATATTGATAATTAGGTGCGTCTAAACTAATAAGATCGTTTGCACTGCGTACCAACACTTCTTGAATTTCGTTAGTGCTCATGCCGTCGTAAAATTGAATATTTGCATTCATTTCAATTTGACTGCTACTAACTCCTGCTAGCTCTAAACAGGCGTGCTCAACAACTTTGTGTATTTTATCTATGTTGAGGTGTTCTTTTGTGCCGTCACGCTTGACGATCATTGTTCCATTTGACATTCAATTTTCTCTTTATTCTA